CGGGCGTTGTTGTTGTAGGCACTAGCAGCCATTCCCTCGGGGAACCTGTCAACATTGCTGTCATCTACAATATCAAAATTATTAATTTCAGCCATTATCTATTCCTGCCTGTTCCTGCGGATAGCAGACCAATTCCGCCGCCTCTTACGGGGCCTCTCACGGCACCCATCTTCGCATCCTTACGCGCCAACTCACCAAGCAGGCCGATTGTATCGTCGCCTTGCCTGAACACAACGTCCGCTACGTCACCAACAACTTTATCAGATGGACGGTTAGCCCACCTGCGATAGCCTCCAAGAGCGCGGTTTGCCAACCCAATTTTATTTCCAATCGCCGCATCTGTTAAATACCCACTATCAACGCCAGCATCAAAGTCCATCCCGGCTTCTGCTCTGCGCCCTGTCTGCGACCCTCTAAGAATTTCATTCTCAGTCTGGGCCATCTTGCGCTCATCCATAATGCGCTTAACGATCCGATTGCCGCGCTCTTTCCCAAAAGCCGCTTCAATTTTCTTATTGATATTCATAACCTGCCTAGTCGCGTCTTCTCCAAGCTGGCCTTTGAGCGAAATCTTATCCTCAATTGCCTCCGTGACGCCGCGCATATAGGAGCGCTTCTCTTGCTCACTAANNCCCGACATTGCTTGCTTGATTTTCTTAGGAGACATGCGGGCACCAAACACTTTAAGCCCGTCATCGAAGGCCCCGCCCAAACGCTTGTCTGCGGAAAGCATATCAAGATACTTTCCATAGTCCTTGTTTAGGTCTTTGACCACGCCACGGAACTCCGCACGGGTCTTGTTAGTTGCCCGCAATAGGTTGTCTGTTGGGAATGTCTTGGTCACAGGGTCGCGATTGCCCTCAATAACATCATCCATGCCCTTCTTGAGCCAATGAAGCACACGGGTCTGGATGCCTGTTGTGCGGCCTTGGCTTACATCGGAAAGCACCTGCCCCAAGTCAGGCAGAACATCGCCGCCTTCTTCCATAGCTAAGTTCTGTCGCCCGTTTCCCATGCGCCTTGCATAGACGGCCTCGACATGTATTGCATTAACTCATCGGTCAGAGGAACTTGCTTGTCAAGCGCCCGCCCGAATGCTCCGGGTTCAAGTCCTGCGGATGCTGTCTTTCCAGACTTGGGCACTTCGCTTTCTATTATGTCTATAATACGCCCAGCTTGTCCTCCTCTGCGGCCTTCAGCAAATGCTGTCGCCCGTGTTAACCCCGCTCCAGGCCTTGTTGCCACGGTCTCGCCAAGGCTACGCAAATTGGGCGCAACGTCTACGAGCGCCGCATCTGGTCCAATCTCTCGCATTGTTTCTTGTGCTTGTTGAGGCGTAATCTTATCCCGCTGCAAAGCCCGTGATACATAGTTCTGTGCGGACGCCTTCTTCCCAATCTGCCTGCTAGCAGCGTCAATGCCCTTCTGAATTAGAGGCTTTACAAGAGGGTCATATACGGCTCGCTTTGCGGCTGTGCCAACACCGGGGAGTAAAGCGCCAACGCCTGCACCAATTGCAGAGTCCTTGGCAACTTCCCCGGCTGTCTCGCCTTCTGAATAACCAGCCCCAGCAACACCGCCGCCAGCGGCCCCAGCGCCGATAAGGCGCGGAACCGAAGACAAAGCCTTAGCACCTAGTGCGCCGCCTCCACCCACCAGCCCGGTTAGCAGTCCGCCGCCTAGTTCAAGTCCAAGCGCCGTGCCTGGGTTAGCCTCTGCAAACGCTTTATCCCTTGCGCGAAGTAGTTCTAATTCTTGTTCGTATGTTTTGTCTGTGAATGCTGAACGTGCGCCAGCCGCTATTTCATCCATATGCCCCAGTGTAACGCCCTGCATCAATGCACCAGCACCGCCAACTACATCTTCAATAATAGAGCGTTCTTTTTTGTCGGCACCATATTTATCGAATGCATTAGCAGGTCGGTCAAATTTGTCGAATGCGTTTGCCATTATTTCCCCAACACTTTCTTAGCCATGCCTTCGCCATATTTAGCATCGAAGTCTCTTGCAAGGTCAGGATTGCTCTTTAGGTGCTGAATTGCACCAGGAGAAGCAACAGGAAAGGTTTGTTCCGCTGGCTTTCCAAACGCTTCTTCCTTAATATCATCCATAGTGTAGACCTTGCCATCAAAGCCGACCAATGAACCGTTTTCCTCATAATACCGCGCGGCTGCGTCCTTTGCTGCCACGGCTTTTTCCATTGTGGTTACAAGGCTATCTAAGCGCTTTTTGTTAGTGCTTTCATCTAACATCGGGTTATATGCCCTTTTAATAAGCGCGGATCCTTCTTTCTCTGTGAATTGCGCCCCCAAAACAACACGTAGATTGCGTTGCACAACCTCTGAGACAAGCTCTTGCGCGTCAAGTGCTTCTGGGTTTGTTAAAGCCAATAATGCATCTGGCTGCATCCCAACGTCTGCACCACTAATGTTAGCTTCTTTATCACCCAGCGTATTTATAACAGAGCGCAATTGCGTAATGCCCTTCATGGTGTCGGCTCTTCCGCCCTGTACATTCCAATCAACGTATTCTTTAGCGTAAGCTTTATCGACGGCATTTTGGGCAGGCGTAAGGATACGTCCACCACCCTGCGCCATTGCTGTCGCCGCCGCCCCTGAGCGCTGAATATCTTCGCGTGACTTTTGATATAATGGATCAGGCTTCCATCCGCCTTTACCGTCTGGAATAGCCCCGGCATAAGGTGGCTTCATTCCAAATTCTGCTTCTTTTGCCCGAACATTAGTCAGTGATTTTAGGCCCGCAGCCGCCGTAGCAGGGTTAGCCAACTGTGCCGCAATCACCGGGTATTTGTTCTNGATCATAGGGTCTTGAGCGAGTTTAGCCGCCATCTCTGTTGTCTTGGTGACATTCTGTGCCGCCAATTGCCCCGCTGCCAACTGTTGCTGTTGCAACTGCCTCTGCGTATTCATCTGCTCATTCTGGAAATTCTGTTGCTGGCCTTGCTGTTGCCCAGACGTGTATCCCATAGCCGCATCTAGCAACATCGGACCAATACCGCCCTTGGGCATGGTAGAAGGCTGCGCATATGAGCTAATGGCCTTGCCAGCCTGTAACAGCCCCAAAGTCTGTGGGTTAGTATATGGCAAGATAGGCCCACCTGATTGTGGTGACGGAGGCGCAATGCCTGTTGGCGTGCCGCCTGGAAGACCTGCGCCTGGAAATAGTTTAGCCCAATTAACCACCGAAACCTCCTGCTAAACCGCCTAGAACACCGCCCCACCCTGCGCCTAACCCTGTTTTTGCGCCTAATGCAGCCCCACCCAAGGCACCGCTCAAGAAGCCCGCAGCTGGGTTAGTGTAAACTGGCGTTGATTGCTGTTGGCTGGACCCAAAACCGCCCGACACCAGCCCGGAATACTGCGCCAACTTCTGAGAAGGCAAGTTCTGTTGGTAATTAAAGCGGTTGATTTGATCCTGCAAGACAGCTTGCTCCTGAGCCTCTCTCGAAGCCCCTACACCTGCAAGGCGTTGTGCGTCCTGGTAATCTGTCTGGGCAAAGGCAGGTGCCTGTTGAGTGGCAGACATTTGACGGCCCCGCTCATCACCATAATTCTGATACGCCATAGAGCCAGCCATATTGGTTAAGTTCCGGGCCAGCGTGTCTTCTGCTCGGTTTCTAGCCCCGGCATAAGCGCCTGAACCCATACGCCCTGCTCGCTCAAACTGGCTATCAATGCCAGGAGCCGCAACTTGTGAGAATTGGTCTACTACCGGCTGAATTGCAGACGATACCGCTTGCTGTAAGTATGGAGAGCCGCCTAGATAATCACCCTGAACAGTGCCCATCATTTGCTGCCCTGCGGCCTCTTGCAATGGCGAGCCAGACAAGGCCCGCTCTTGCGTCATAGTCAACGCCTGTTGTGTCTCTGGGCTGAACCCAACGACGGTGCTTTCTGGATAGTATGAAGGGGTGCCTTCTTGCTTATAGAGGTTCTGGGCCTCTTTGAAGATGTCCTTCAAATACGTTTGCTGCGCATCCCAGGGAGCGGTGTCCGTTGTTTGCGTCACGGTGCGGGCTGGCTCACTGCCACCGAATAATCCACTTAGAAAGCCCATAACAATCTCCTAACCAAGAACGGCGTATTTAAACGTCCGGTCCACTTGAGCATTGTTTGCATGTGTTATGGTGAAGGTCTGCTTCCCTTGTGAGGAAGTGAACATGCCACCAGATGCAAGTTCCAATGCTGCATTAGAGGTTGTCGGCGCAAACAATATAACACTATCTGGCCCAACCCGTAAATCAGAAACAACACTTGTTGCCGAACTAGCATCAAGCGTCACACTACTTGTTGAATTTATCTTCCCGTCCATGATGTTATTGACGATATAGGCCACGGCACGCTCATCACCACCACCAACTGGAAGTCGTCTAAAATTACCCATTACCTGCCCCCTGCTTTCCTAGGCTCGACCTCAACACCTTGGGCGTGCGACCATGTGCCTCCAGCTGCGACATTAACCCGGAACCGATGGAAGAACCCACCAGAACGAGCGTCAGCTACGCCATCGGCCTTTAGTGTAGCCGCCGTGTCGAATGTAATCGCCGTTTGTTGTGTCTCCCTGCCAGACGTTTGAATAGTGAGAGTTCCGCCATCAACTAGTGGCTTGACCCCAAGAACATCGGCGCGGCTTCCTGGTATGAGTTGCTTTTCCATGCTGTCAAACGTCGCGGCAACCGCCGAGCCAGTCATTCCTCCAGATTGAAAATTATCAAACACAAATATCTGGTTATCGCCGCCAGCGATTGCACGGCTATCAAGAGACACGGACCCAAGAGCATCTAGGCTTGCTGTAATGCTATCCAATTGCTCAAGCGTGTATCCCATGCTAAATCCGGATGCAATCATATCACTGTCGTATGAGGCAGAAGACCATCGGCCTAGCTCATAGTTATAGATCAGAAACTTATTAGGCTTTCCTGATACGTTGCCCGCACCTGGGTATGACCAAATGATGTATTTTCTTTTCTGGGTCAACTGCGGAGGTAATGCGGTCCACGTAAGTCTTGTCTAAGTCTCCAGACGTTGCATCGTCACCAAAGAAGAACCTATCAACCTTCTCATTCCCGATAGGAACGGCTTGGTTCCCTTGGAATAGAAAAGAACCCATCACTGTCTAGGAAGAAGATGCGCTCACCATATCTCACCACGCCACCGCTTACATAAGCACCACGCGTTAGGGACCACTTCATACAAACTGACCAAATCACCGGGGAGCCGATATAAGTGGCCTTCCAGATAGAGCGCTCCATAAAGATTGTCGCGTCTTCTCCGCCGATAATCTTCTGCACCCGCCCACCGCCAAGAATGTCTTGAAAGTCCGCCTGGGTAGTCGCGCTATATGCCCAATCGGTATTATCTCCAAGGGCAGACCAACGGACCCTAAATGGAACATTCCCGTCTGTCGTATCCCAAGTGTCTCCGACCATTACAAAATCACGAACAGTAGCAATGTGAGACGCTTTAAAGTCCGTTGTAAGGTCAGAGAATACGGTCTCTGTATCCATGTTAATGCGTTGCGGGTATTCCTCAATAACAGCCGCCATCATATCATCGCCGTAAGTCTCAAACTCCCACATATTATCAGCGAGAACGCCATATCCGCCAGATTGCGACACGTCCGCTGCAGAACCAGCCGCAAGCTCATAAATTTTACTCGCGTCACCCGCGTATGTGTGGGTGTCGCCGTCTGAGGAGCGCCCAGCCCCCATCCCTCTAGGTCTGGCGTCCATAGCCGCCGAAATAGCAACATATGACCTAAGAGGGCCATATCCTTGCCCCCTGTGGGATGCATCCGTCTGCGGTAATAGCGCCAGGATTAGCCAAGTCTGGCTGGTCAGGCAACCACTCACCGAAAGGGATAATCATTTAAGCCACCGTAACGTTAGTGCGGGAATACAAAGGCCCGCCGTTAAAGGCAGACCGTGAGGCCTCAGCTTTCAAGCCTTCAATAGAGCGTTGCAGCTTAGAGCCCCATACGGGCAGCCGCTCATCGTTCTTTAGATAAGGCTCTGCCTCAACCAAAGCGCCGAACAAATAGGCGTCAGGGTGATTTGTAAGCAGCCAATTGGTCGTGTTTGCATCACTCAGGGCCGGGATGCGCTGGTAATACGTTAATTCAAGATTATAGATAGCGTCAGGGGTAGGCCCTAGGCGGAAGTTGTTCCCGACAATCGTATAGTTATATGGCTGTCCGCTTACTGCGATTGCATGGGCGGTGTCCAACTGAACAACCGTCATGTATTCAAGAACCACCTTCGGCGTGGTCTGGTTAACCAACGCCCTAGTTTCTAGGTAATCACTTGGGAGGGAAAGCGTAGACGTTCCAGCCACTGTATTCAGTGTCGTAGTCGTTTCCATATCTCTATGGCGCAAATCCCGATTGAAGTTAGCCTCTGCCAAATCAATAAATTCAGGAATGCGGTCAGTAAGGTCAGCACGGTTAATCCAATTGCCGATAGAAGTCTGGAGTTCCGCATAAGTGGTAATCGCCATTTTACAGCCTTCCAGGTGCCGTTCTTAGGAACAGGTTGTCGCTGTCGTTTAGCTTGCGCTTAACAGCTTCCTCATGGGCGGGATTGAAAATATCTATCCCCTCCTTTAACCATTGCTCAACCACCACCAACGGGATAGAAGCGGCCCGCTTTCATATCCTTCGTGTCGGAATACCCGTCATTGTGGTTATACAGGGCCTTGTTGCGCTCTAACACGCTTTCAACGTCCTGGACCCGTTCAATGATGAATTGATCATCCGAACCAGTGTAGTGAACTTTGGTTTCCACCTTGCTCATTTTGTGAGCTCGGTAACATATAGAACGCCGCCAGCTGAGTTTTGGATAACGGCAATCTTTTCGCCTGGGTTTACCCTGAACTCTTCTTCCCGGCCTAGGGCCATATAGGTGTCGCCTGTAGTGGCTACAGGTGTCCCGGCAATGACCACATGGGCGTTAGCGGTGCAGATAACACGGATTTCCCGTGTCTGGTCCCCAAATGGATTTGTACACGCGGCGGAAGCTGCCCCGATAGTAACTGTTTGGACTGTGCCTAGACGCTCACACATGACTTTAACCCTTCTTGCACTGTTTGTTTTCGACAAGAGCCTTGGCCTCGTCATTCGGAACAACTACGGTTTCACCCTTCAGAATCTTGCCCTTGGAAGTCCATACGTTAGAAACGATGCACTCAACAAGACAAACGTCAGTTTTAGGTGCGGTTTTTGTTTTAGGCTTACTGGTCATTTTTCATTCCTTGAAAAGCTAGTGGGAAAGATAACGGGGAGGACCGTAAAGCCCCCCCCGTTAGCATTAGGCTGTCGTCAAGTCAGCAATGATACCGGAAGCGGCTTCATTGTCAGCTTGAAGGGTATATTCGCAAGTGATATCGCGCTTAACGCTATCACCTGTACGAGCAAGCTCTTTGACCTGCGGGCGGCGAACATAGCCAACTTTCCACCGGCCTTTTTCAAGGACCAGAGCATCACGGCTACGGCTGAAGCGGTTCGGAACAATCTTCAAGGTGCCGAAGTCTGAGATATAAACATCAACAGAAGCAGTCAAAGACTTGTCTTCACCAACATCAAACCGAGTGGAGCCGCCTGTAAAGCCTGAGATAGCTTGCTTATTGAAAGCGCCAACAACCACACAATCAGGGTTGCCGCCGTTATCATAGCAAGAAGCCAGAACAGTTTTAAGAAGGCTCTCTGTGATTGCACGCTGGGTGCCATCGGTACGAGCATCCGTGCCGTCACCCGTAGGATCAGCACCGGTTGCGCCTGCTGAGGTGTTGCTAATCAACCATGATGGAATACCAGCAAGCTCGCGGGCTGTTGTGGAGTTGCCAGCCACCTTGGCGTTGTTGGCGCACAAGGAACTTTCCATGTCGCGCTTCAACTCCTTGGTCATGTTCACCAAGTGATGAGCAAGGTATGACTTCATACCGGCCTTATTTACAGCTTCCTCAGTGCCGGAAACAACAACAGACTTCTTAGAAATCTGAGAGTAGTTGCCCAAGCGGGAAGTTGCAGAGCGGCTGTCGGCTGTGGTGTCATCGCCATCAATGTGAGCATTGGTAGCGGATGCAGCCACAAGGCTTTCAGTCTGCCATTCATGATTGGTTGCTGTGGCGTTAACAGTGCCACACATGGACAAGACAGGTGTATCCGTTGGGGATACGTTGAAAATCTTGTCAATCAGGTCTTCACGATTGGCATTCGCGCCATCGTAGCTGTCAAAGGTGTTTGTAGGCTGTGCCATTGGTTTGTTCTCCTAAAGGCTTTCAAATGCAAGAGCGACGGCGTCTGCCTCACTCCCGGTACGACTAAACCGCTTCGCAGCAGCATCGGCCTTGCCATTTGACTTCCTCTGAGCAACTCCCGGCTTAACGACTTTAGGTGCCTTCTTAGCCTTCTGCTTAACCTTCTCCTGGTTAGCCATTAGCTTGTCATAAAGCATAGCCTTGCGGGCAATGCCTACGGCTCTGTGGTCATAAAGTTGTGAGAGTTCTTCGTTAGAGTAACCAACATCAGATAGGTACGATGTAACGTTGGTGCCTTCGGCTTCTTTAACAGCGTCATCGCTCCATTCAGGAATAGATAACAACAACTTTTCAGCTTGGTCGGCGACATATGCCGCCTTCTGAGCTTCCATCTGTTGTGCCTGTGCCTGTTGGACTTCCTGCGCCGCTGCGGCCTTCTGCTCGAAAGACGCTCGCTTCTGGTTCCATTGTTCGCGNTGCTCTGGATAACCCAANGGGTCTTCCTTCGCAATCGTNACCCAGTCTGGTTCTGGTCCTAGCTCNTTGGTTTGGTCAAATGTAGCAGCCATCTGTGCCACACGGTCAAAACCCGCTTGAAGCTCTGCCTTTGCAGCATCAACGTCGGCCTGAAAGGCTTTCCGCTCATCCGCATGGCTTTGCATCTTGCGTGTGTAATCAGATTGGCGTTGATATCCACCTCTAAGCTCGTCAAGGGTGACCTCAAACTCTTCGCCGTCAACTTTCACAACATAGGCTTCTGGGGCTTCGTCGGCCCCTTCTTCCTCGGTGTCAGCTNCTAGCTCGGGCTNTGGTTCCTCNCCGTCTTCTTCGGCTTCTTCATCGTCATTCTGTGGTGCCTCTTCATCAACTTCTTCCGCAGTATCCTCGACAGGATCAGCTTCGTCAGTTGGCGCGTCGGCGGCTTCGTCGTTTGTCTGTTCGGTTGTAGCCTCTGGGCTATCCAGCAGTCCAACAACAATATCCTCAGCCGCAGCCGAGGACAGTTCTTCACTACCAGTTCCCTCTTGGGGAGTGTTGGTGTCTTCCATGATAGGTTTTCCCTATTATTATTTGCTCACCCTCTTTAATGGGATGATTGCAAGTTATTATAGCTAGTTTCTTTTGTTGTGTAAATTCCCTAGCTTCCCGGTCTCAATATGGTTCTTTAGGAGCTGTTTAACGCTCTTAACTACCTGTAATGAAACAATTCCTCTGTATCTCTCCTCATCGTCAGTCGGCCCTAGCATTAGAACCTTGTCCATTACCTCTTCCTCTATGGCTTCAAAAGCCTCCACAAGGAGCGGTTCATCTAGGATTTGTTGCGCCTTGGTTGCCCGTAGCTCAATATCTTTTTTATCCGCCTTCATTTAATCACCCTTCCCGCGATGTAACAAATAGGCTCCAATACCTTCCGATAAATACGCCCGAGCATATCTTTCTTGCCTCGTCGTAAGCGCCACAAATCAACAGACCTGTGGCGAGCAATATGTTCAAGAGCTCCACGGACCACCATAGACACAATTCCATCAGAGCCGTAGCCAATCTTGATAAGAGGCTTGAATATCGCATGGTATCCCTTCTCATGATAAGGTGTGAGGTTCTTCTTCGCATAGTCCAGCCAGATAGCATTGCGGAAGCCGCCAAANCCATATGCCTCATTCATGGCTGTGCAAACAATCTTCCCGCCACTGTCTCCGCTTTCTGGGCCACCTGAGGCGCTTCCAAATGCGTCTTGCCCGTATTTGTCGCGCATATACCCGCCGAACTCTTTCCCACCAAGACCGTATGAGCTTTTCCCAGCCCTATTTGCAGCCGCCCCTCTTGCCGCCGCAGCCGCGTCACGCTCTCGTGTAGCCGCCATTTCTTTCATCTTCTCACGGATTGCAGCTCGCTTATCAAATGCCTCTTTCCCGAACCCATAGCTATCTGCAATTCCAAAGCCAAGGTTGCTAGCCGCCATAGACGCCGCATCGCGGAAAGCTCTGCTCGCCTGATTTGTTCCTGTCATAGCCCGGTCATAGTCTCGAACTCCGCCGTTATCCTTGGCAAAGGCAGCCATCGCCAGATCAGCATTATTCTGCTTCACAAGCGCATCGCGTTGCTCCATTTGATAATTTGCGATATCCTGCACCGCTTCCGGCTCAACTTCGTCTTCAAAAGCCTTATCAGCAAGCTCCTGAGAGCCATACTCTGAGGCCGTGTAGCCCATAGCGTCCTTCAATGTCCTGGTGTTTAGGTTATCACGNAACCTATCCATTTTAGAGGTGCCCCAACCAGTAATGCCCAAAGCATCTGATAATGGCGCATCTTCTGCCCCTGGGAAGGCNTCATTCATGCCATACTGTTGATATGCATTTACGCCAATCTTTCCAACAGTTCCAAGTGGCGAAGCTACCCCAGCAAGCCCCATAAAGGCGCGCGCCGCCTCTCCCTCCTCATAGCCCTTCAATGCGCCCAAATCTGCCCCACCATAGGCTGGCTTACCTGAATAACCCAAGTCACCTGCATCTATAAGACCGTATCCCATGCCTTCATTGTAGTTCTGAGGGCCAGCAATATAAGTGTGTACTATATCTGAGAATGAGCCAGGTTCAATGTACCTGCGCCCCATGCCTATTCCAGCCTCTCCCATCGCTGAGTAAGACCCGTTCCCATCCGGCCCTGCGCCCTCACCAGTGCGCAACCTTACTGAATATGGAGTATATGGTGCCTGTGGAGCTTCTGGGCTTGCTGTGGCGGCTTCTGTGGCGTCCCCACCAAGCGGCCCCCAATTGCCCAGACCTGTATATGAGAAGGGGTTTACCCGGAACTCTTCATTCGCTGCCTGGAAATTAGTCAGATAGTCTGTGGGTCCAACGGTAGGCGTCTGATCTAAGATAGTGTTTACCCTAGCAGGGCCTTTGTAGTTTAGAATGTTGTAACCGTCTGCCATTAGTCTAACTCCATTAACAGCATCAAAAGTGCCGTTTCTTCTTCCTGCTCGACCTCTGTAACCATCCGTTCAAGGATGCGCTCCATAAGGCCAACGTCACAAGCGAGCTTATCATAATCAATGCGCTTTTGCTTTCTTTTCTTGCCGCTCTTACTTACCTTCAATCCTTGGTAGGTCGGCAGCAAAGCTTCTAATTCAACTTTCACCGTAGGGAGTAACTCAAGCTTCTTAATGGCCTCAACAACTTTGTGTGCCGTATCCCTGCGCTTCTTGTTGACGTTTATAACGCAACCATTCATGCCTAGATACAGGCCATCGCCTAGCCGTCCAGTCTTGAACTTTGGTGGGATACCACCGCGAGGCTCATTTAGGAGGAGAGAGGCCAGCATTATCCACTAATCTCCCTATATCCCTCTGCCACCGCACGGAACTCTAGAAGGCCGCTCATGTCGTCATTGACAATCACACACATATAGTTCTGAGCAACCGCACCCTTGAGGATTAATGGCTGTTCAAAAGAAAGCTCGAACGTTACCGCCGTGTTCACGCCATCATCAAAGTTATCAATGATATGAAAGTCGTTCAGGATAAGGTCAAATGTGTTGGTTATATTGTACGAATACGTTACCTCATTCTCTTGAACTACCTGGATAGATAGCCCGTTAGAAAGTTTGGTCAACGCCATAAACTTATCATATGACAGCCCGCCGGTTATGTTATCCGCCAACACAAAGCGTATTTCCTCAACATAAAACACCTCTCCAACATCTGGCGTCATGCGGTATTCTAGAGGTGATCCAATCTCCTCAACTTGCAGAACGTCCAAGAAATAGTTTGGGGGCGCTCCGCCGCCAATATCAATTGTTCTGATTGTGAGCTCGTCTGAGGTAGGTGAACCGACAATTCCAAAGTCAGCAAGGCTAATGGCAAAGGTCTGCCATACGTTAAACGTCCCCGTGTCGACATAGTCTCCTAGGTTAAGCTCTACGCCCTGGGCAACACCCCCAATTCGGAACTGCAAGCCTACACCCTTGGTGCCATTAGGTGACCATCCAGTGATAAAAATTGCCCCCGTAATGGCTGTATAATTCGCCCTAGTAAATGCAGTCCCGCTTAACAGCAGAGTGTCGTTATTCTCGGAGAATGACCCGTCAAGGCTGTATATTCCATCAAAGGCTTGCGTGGTTGATTGCTCTCTAAAATCGGCAGCATTGCCTATAATCGTCGTCGGGGTCCAATACGCAGTATCCCCTCCGTTATACAGCCCAATAGGCGTGCCGGTAAACGCAACCGTCTGTGCTAGGTCACTACCAAACGTAGGGTTAGTGAAAGAACGTGCCTCTGGAGTGAAGTCAATGCGGGGACGGGAAGCAACCCACAACTCACCATTTTCGGTGAACTGCCCGCTGTTAGTCCCGTCCGATAGCCCTACCGTTAGCCCGCACCCAGCCATGTTTTAAAGGCCCGCCGAATCTTCTACATACACCTGCCAAGCCGTGCAGATGTCCCCTACAGCAGACGGCTTGACTTCAAGCCCTATTGAGTTTCCTGGGCCCAATATAATCGCACCCTGGAAGTTTTGATTGTCATTGCCTGGTGCAGACTGGGTCCAATTTTCCATTATAGTGCCATCGGTAATAGTAAGGCTATCTGCGCCTTTTATAGCTGATCCATCAAACGGTGCCGTACCGCTCCCAAAGTTGGTATTAACCACCGTCACAGCTGTTCCGCCTGTGATTAACGTCCCAGTGGTGGGATTTTTGTAAAGGCGTGCCTGAACATAGCCAGATCCTGTTGTACATACCCGGACATTAGACACA